CACTTATAGATGTGATATCTCAAAGCCTACGACCGTCAGGTGACGGCGAAGCCTCAAGCTGCTGCCGCTGCTATGAAGCGAGTTCACTAGCGTGCCAACTTATTAGAAGGCATAGCGGTGTTCTCGGCAGCGCAGTAGTCAAGAAAAGATCGAAAGGCAAAGAGGTTATCCAGTGGCCCGACTACCCACAAGGGGATGTTGAGTCAAGCCTTTACTTCACACGGTCGTATCTCGAGGTCTTAATTGATTTCGATGAGCGACTGTTGAAATGGAACTGGAAACACCTTTCTGTCATATTCAAGGAATGTATGAGCTGGGCCCCCCTGGACTTCATCAAGAATGCGAAGTTTTGTACAGCGGTGCCAATGGCAGATTACCTCAATAGGAAACGTGAGAACCCTCGACCTGCTTTGGTTGAAGGGGCAAGGCCCTACTTCTGTGGACCATTGAAAAGGTATCTCGTGAACCGGATAAACACCGGTCGTAAGAAGAACCTGAACCTAGCATGGAGCATTCTGCAAGGAGTTAAGCGTGGCTGTGCACCTGCCTCTGATGAATTTCTTCAGAAGGAGTACAGCAGCTACGCCGATTTGCTCGGTGAACCGCCAACGAATCCGTACTCAGATTACACTCAATATTACAGTGAAATCTGGGAAGGTGTACGTTTAAGGCGAGAAACACACGAGTTTTTTCCAAGCAAGAGTGCAAAGCTAGGTTTCAATCGGTCTGGAGGAGGTGGTGTACGAGGTATGGTATGGACAATGCGCCTGGATTCAGGCCTTGTAGACATGGTTGACACTGACAAAGGAATCATTGAGAGACATGGGGTACAAGTACCACCACTCTCTGACCTTCTCGCTTCAGAAAGTGAGGAGCCCTGTATTGTCAGGGTCCAAGGACTTCCAGAACCACTCAAGGTTCGTTTTATCACGAAGTCCCCGTCAGTGCGATCATATGTCTGTAAACCTGTCCAAAATGCTCTCTGGAATCACTTAAAAGAATGTGAACCATTTGCTCTCCTAGGACATCCCATCCGTCGTGAAGATTTACAACAGCTGAAGATCAAATCATCTCGGTTCGACTTTGGTCCCAATCCCTTTTGGGTTAGTGGTGACTATAAGTCTGCAACTGATCGAATTGATCTTCGTCAGACAAAAGACGCACTTGAGTGTGCGCTTGCTGAGTTGTTACTTCATGGACATATTGGGCTCCAACAGGCTGCTGCCTGCCGTAGAGAGCTTTATGAGCAAACCATTACCTTTCCACCGCGCCTTCAAATGCCCGATGTGCAACAAAGCAATGGACAATTGATGGGTTCTATCTTGAGTTTCCCTATCTTGTGTGTCATCAATCTAGCCGCTTATTGGAGCTCTATGGAGGAATACTTCCAGAAGGAATATAAACTCCAGGACCTTCCAGTTCTTATCAATGGAGACGACATTGGATTTCGATCCAATGATGAGCACTACGCTATTTGGCAGAAGAAAATCCACGAAGTGGGTCTTCAGTTGTCAATCGGTAAAAACTACATTCATCCCACATACTTCACCATCAATAGTGAATTGTGGAACATGTGTGACTTGACTCAGGTAAATTTCTTTAACCTAGGTTGTCTCACAAATATGAATCGTAGAACCGGTCGCGCGTGCACAAAAAGTCTCCCTCTTGGTGAACTGTGGTCCGAAGTGCTTGTTGGTGCAAGTGACAAGAAGCGCGCATGGCGCCGCTTTCTTCACTACAACAAAGAGCAGATTCAGACAGCCACATTGCGTGGCAAACTGAATCTCGGCCTTCCTTACACAGCTGGAGGTCTCAACTGCTCCATCCCTTGTGACTTTCGAGTCACGGATGGGCAAAGGAGACTTCAACGGTACTGTGAGTATGTCTACCGTAATGAGGGCAGGACACTCACAGGTGTAAAAGGAAGAAGCCATATGCTCCACAAGCGCGGTCGAGCTAATTGCGTGCGATTGTATGATGGCACATATGAGGTAATCTTATCCAGCTCTGAAGGGCAGGAACAACGGGTTCCGGTGGAGTCGTTGGATTCACCACAAGAGGG